ATCAGGTTAATCAGGCAACCACACAACTGCAAAACATGTTTACACAAAACAGTCCTTATGCACAACAGCTTCGTGCTAAGCTAAATGCACAGGCTGCTGCTAGTGGCCGGCGTAGTAACACGGCTGGTCGTGAAACTCAGTTCCAAGCAATGCTGGCTGAGAAAGCTGCAAGCACTTTACCACAAATTGCTAAGATGCAAAACTCATTGATGCAAAATCAACTGCAAATGCAGCAACAGCAAGGTAAGTTACGAAACACAAACATGGATATTGCCCTAATGGGACTTAAAAACACAGGGTTACTGGGCGAAATCACGGGTGGGCTGCGAAGTTTATTTGGACCATCTACTACAACTATTCCATATAATAATGGAAATGTAAGTGGTAGTGATATGTTTGGCTGGAAAGGCTCAGGTGGCATGTAATGGAACTAAGTCAATTTTTTGGGACAGGTAATCCTTTTATGACTCAGTATGGTATGGGTCAAATGGATATACAAAAACAAAAACAACAAGCAGACCTTGCTAGTGTACTTGGTGTGGAACAACGTGCCGCGCAAAGCGATCCTTTAGAACAGCTTGTTAAGCAAGCAAACATTCGTCAGAGTGATGCTGCTGCTGCGTATAGCACTTCTATGAAAAATAAGCTAGACGATGACTTAGCTATTCTAAAAAAAATTCCTGTAGAAGACAGGGTGAACGCTCATATTACTAAAATGAAGAGTGAGCTATCTGAAAGCCAATTAAAGCAGACAGATGCTGAAATGGAAACTCTACTGGGTGCCGCTGCGGCGGCTGCTAAAAACAGAGGTACTCTTCCATTAGGATACACCTTACAAAACCCAAAGCATGCTGAATATTTTAAGACTCCTCAAGGTTCTGCTTTAGCTATGCAAATTGCTAAGTCTTACTTTATGCAGAAGCCTAAGGAAATGTATGCTGCCTCTAATGATGCTCGTAGTGCTGCTTCTGATGCTAATGTGGCAGGTATTAATGCTCGTGTAGCTTCTGAACGTTTAAAGGCTACACAGGCTCGGCTGAAGCCACCAAAGAATAATCTTGAAGCAGTATACTACTACCAAGAGTTAGCTCGTAATTCTGAGGATCAGGCTGAAGTCGCTAAGTATACAGAACTGTCACAGAATGCACAAAAGGCGTATGAGGCAGAACTGATCCAAAAGGCAATTTTAGCTGCACAGCAACGACTAGCCGGTGGTGTTGATATGGGACAAATGACTGACAATCAAGTACCAGTGAATCCTCTTCCTGGTGGTGGTACAGGACGATCATCACGTCCTGCGTCAGCAGCCTCTAAAGCAACACTCTCTAATGGATGGACTGTAAAGGAAAAGAAATAAATGCCTATCTATGTTTTTAAGTCTCCCGAAGGTAAGGAATATGAAGTAGAAGGACCGGAAGGTTCTACTCATGCGCAAGCCTGGGAAATGCTTCAAAAACACTTAGGGACTCAGACTCCTACACAACCTTCTAAATCACTAGGGGCTGGTGACTATCTAGATGCGTCTATCCAATCAGCCAAGAGTGCTCTAACTCCCTCGGCCCAGGATAGCCATCGTGCTATGACAGATAAAACCCTTGCAGCCATTTACGCTGCTAAGGGAGAGGCTACTCCTTTTGAAGACACTAGTGTTGGTAGAGCCCTAACAGGTTTAGGTGAAACTGCCCTGTGGGCAGGTACAGGTGCTTTCCAACAAGTGCAAGGTACTGGTGCTGGTTTAATTAACACAATGCTTGGTAATGCTCCAGACTTAGAAAAAGAAATAGCCAAGCAAATTGCAGATAAAACCTATCAACCTAGAACTAAAAGTGGTCAGAAGATTAGTGGTGCTGTAAGTCAATTACTGAACGACGTTGGTATTCCAATGGCGGGTGTAGCTGGTTCTATACCTAGGGGTCAAGCACAGCTTGCCCGCCTACGTGCGGCTGAGAAGCAACTACGTAACACTCCTGATCCTGCTCCGGTAGTAAAGCCTGGGGAAATTCCTGTTACCCCTGACACAGTACCTGACGGTCCATGGAAACCTGATGGTGGACAATCCCCAGATTTTAAAGCAAAGTTAGCTCAGTATTTAAAAACACAAGAAGCGGAACAAGCTATTGCTGCTCGTCAAGCCGCCATGGAACAAGAGGTTGCTCGTCAAACTTCTTTAGAGCAGAACGCTGCACTACGTGCCCGTCAAGAACAAGCTCCTACAGGTTATGCTGAGTGGGTTGCGCGTCAACAGGCTGATGCAGAGACACGTCGCCCTGGTGATAACACTCCTATGGAAATGGATTCACCCTATCCTGTGGATGCCAATCAATTTCCGCAGGTAATGAAGGATGCTCCTTACAAGTATGAGGGTGCTCTTGATTATGACCAGCCTATGCTGGATAAGTCTCTTCCTGTAGAAGTGCGTGATGCTCTAGGAGCTGGTACAGCGCCCGATCCATTCAATCGCTATTCTCCTAACCAAGTTGCGCGTCGTATCCTTATTGAAGGGGAACATCCTCCTATCAAGGGTACTTGGGACCCACGTATCAATCGCTTTGGACAAGGAGGTGCTATTGACCCTCGTGTCTTTGAAGACTTGTACAAGTTTGGTAAGAGTGTTATTCGTGGGACAGATGGGGCATTGATGCCTGTCTACCATGGTACTACCAAAGAGATTAAGAACGATTTTAAAACCGTAAAAGGCTTTAGAGGTTACTATGACTCGAAGGGTGGTATTGACGCTAACGGCTGGGTATCTGGTCCTGAGCGTGCTTATCCAGGCGATTTAGGTGCATGGTTCTCTAGTACACCTAAAGGTACTGACACGTTTGCTGGAGCCCGTACAGGCGTTCCTGGTGGCAATGTACACCAAGTATATCTGAACCTAGAAAACCCAAGAGTGTTTAAGACTCATGGGGAGTTCATTGACTGGTTTAAGAACACCACTGATCGTGGTCAAAGTGCTAGCTATGCCCGTAGACAGCTAATTAAAGAAGGCCATGACGGTATTCAGATTCTAGAGTCTGACACAGACGCTGGTGGAATGAGACAAGACTTTGTTGCTTTTAAATCAGAGCAAGCTAAGTCTGCTATTAGCCCATCATGGATGCGTTCACAACGAGGCTACATTCATCCTGACTTACTAACCCTAGGTATTCCTAAGGCGGCTAAGTATTTAAAGGATAAGTTTGGGGACGATGTTGCTGGTACTTTAGAAAAGGCTGCGTCTGTTATCGGTAGGAAGAAGGAACCTGTAGCTGCTTATCTTGAGAAGCTACCAGGGTTGAGTGGTAAGGCTGACGCCTTCATCTCTCGTCCTACTCCTTCTGCTGAGTTACTAGACAAAGCAAAGGCACAAGCTGATGGTCCTGACTTAGCTACCAACTGGCAATCTGGTTTAGCAATGGCTGCTCAAAAAGGAGACAGCATTGTCCTTCGTAACATGGGTGAGTGGTTCAACTGGGCACAAAACCGTGCCAACTATCTTATCCGTGAAGCAGTGGTTCCTCTAGAGTCTCGTCTAGCACACCTAGGTAAAGACTTACAGAATGTCCACAAGACGTTCTTAGATGAAATGTTCCGTGGGGAGCAATACTCCCCTGAACAGCTATCCGCCATGGGTATGAAGCAAAAAGGAATTGATGCCTATCAGTCTCTTCGTAAAGCGTTTGATACCTTTTATGAAGAACAGAATAGGGGTCGTCAGCTTTTAGGTAAGTCTCCCATTACTAAGCAAGACGCCTACATGGCGTCCATCTTTAGGGGTGACTACCATCTTCCTATCTATGATAAGGGTGGTAAGCTACGTTTCTATATTCAGACTACTACTCGTGGACAAGCCAAGGGTGCTATTGAGTGGTTAAAGAAAGAGTTTGCAGATAATGACAACTTTGACTTTAGTGGCTTAAAGTATAACCATAGCAAGATGTACAACCCGGGACGTAAGTATGGGGCTGTCCCTCGTGATGTTATGTCCTCATGGAAAGACATTGCAGAAGCCATGGGAGATGATCCTCTAGCTGCTGAAATTAAGCAAGCCATGGAACGTTGGGTAGAAGCTAAGGGTAGCCATGCTTTTAAACAAGACTTACACCATGTCAAAGCCAAAGTAAATGTACGTGGCTTTGAAGGTGACCAACCTTGGTTATCGGCTGAAGATAATGCTCATAATTGGGCCAAAGCCCAGATTGACTATCTAAAGGACGCTGCTCGTTGGAGTGCTACACAGGAAGCCATTAGCAATGTGAAAACACTGCTCACTGATCCTGACATTCTACAAAACCAACCAAACAACGTGACTCTTGGTAAAGCCTACATGTACAACCAAATGGGCCTAACAGAGAACTTAGCACGTAGTTTGGAAAGTGCTGCAGCAGGTGCTATGGGGCTTTCTCGTGAAAGCATCAATAGCCTATCCTCAGTGCTTCGCTCAGGCTTGTACATTAAGACTCTAACCGCTTCTCCTGGATACATTGTAGCTACTCCTATTCAAGCAATTCATGGTAGTTTTGCATGGTTCTTGAAGGAACAAAGTGCTGGTAATGTTAAGGTTGCTCCTGGTAAGTTCTTACGTAACGTTTTTGAAGCTATGGCAGATGAGCGCATGGGTACCCATGTCTTCGTTTAACAAAGAGGCTTTAAAGTGGGCTGATGACAACGGTGTGATTAAGAACATTGTCTATGAAGATGACCGCTCCATTGGTAGTCATCCAGTAGCCGACAGCTTACAGAAAGTGTCTGACTGGTCTATTGGTGTTCCTGATAGATTTGCTCGTAGAGCCGTGTTCATCCCATTTGCGAACGCTCTTTGGGATAGTGGTAAGTACTCTTCTAAGGAAGCTGCGTTTAGACGTGCCGGTGAAATCACTGACGCTGTAGCAGTGTCTATGCGTCCTCAAGATAGGCCCTTGGCTGTACAGAAGCTTGGTCAATTAGGTACCATGGGATATGTGTTCCATGCTCCTGTGATTAACATGTACAACCATCTGAGTATCTTAGGTCGAGAGGCTGCTAGAGGTAATGTGACTCCTCTAATGGGTTATCTGGGAACCATGGCTGCCATTGGCGGTATTTGGAACCTACCTGGAATCGGGGAACTAGAAAAGCTGTTTGAAATGACTAAGGGGTTTGTATCAGAACATATGCCTGGAAGCTATGGGAAGATTAAGGATATTAATCCTCGTCTTGCTGTGCTAAAGGCGCTACCTGAGGTAAACGTGCTTGGTCATACAGGCGGTGAATGGTTGTCCTATGGCGGAGCATCTGGTGCTCTTGGTACTGACATGCGTGGTAGGTTTAGCAATGAAATCATCAATGCAGAAGACCCACTAGGTAGTGCTTTACCAGTTACCAGCGTGTATGGTGATATGGCAGGGTCAGCGGTGAAAGCGATGGCCAATCCTAACGCATACACGGGCATGCAGCTTGCAAAAGACATGGCCCCTGGGGGCCTAGCCAGAGGTTTAATTGAAACGTCTAGTGACCGTTTTAAGGCCCCTGTGCAGCCCTATGCTAACCAAGGTGTCACCAGTTTTAGAAAGCCGTCAGACATTACCGAACCTGGGGTTCACGTAAACCGTGATGATAGGGAAATTATGGCTAGACGGATGGGTGTCACAGCCCTAACTGAAGCTGTGCGTAGAGAGAAAGATGCTATGTCAGACAAGGAAACTGCCCGACTAAGAGTTGCTCGTAAGGGGGTGTTTGATAACATGTTCAAAGCCATCGTCAATAAGACAGGTGATGAGAACACTGTTAGAGAGGCCGTGAGGAAGTACCTAGAACTAGAAGGCAATCCCCAGGATATTGAAAGACAACTGGAGAGGAAGTTTGCAGACCTACCGTTTACTCGACAACAACAACAGTTGATGAAGGCTAAACGATATGAGCAAATTATGGGAGTTGTCCGAAGAATGGAAATGGATCGCTAAACAAAAAAGCCCCAAGGAGAAATCCAAGGGGCTTTTTCTTTTTACAGCATGTATTCTTTAGTACCCATGCCAGTGTACACATCCCGTTTACTAGCGAATAGAACAGCCTCTTTAGGAGTTTTACCAAGTGCTAATGCACTAATAGCAAACGGCATACCACTGCCAATGGAGTAATACTTTTCTTTAATGGGAAGCCATGTCGCCATGGTGATGCTACGTAAAATATCTTTGTTACTTGTTAGTGCTAGCAGTTCTACACCGTTACGTAAGTTAGGCATTTTACTACTTGGATCAAGGAACCAAGCAACTGCTGCACCCCATGCAGAAGCATTACCTGAGAACCCTACAAATGCTTTATCAGCATTAAACAGATGCTTTGACACATCTGGTGCTAACTCTAAAATCTTAGAGGCGGTTTTCATTTTAATGTTTCCCGCATAAGTCATTTGTAAGTCACAGGCAATTGTGTTATGGCTAACACTAACAGCAATAGTTGTTATGATTTATCCAATTGGTTTTACGTAATATTTTAAATGATGGCCTGGGTCATACTCCGCAGGAACCACCCTTGCCGGTAATGTCTTGTCTCCAAGCAACGGCTTCTTCTTTTGTAGAGAATCCTGCTTTACGCTTAGGTCCAAAGTAAGCACGCCATTTTTGTTTAAGCTGGCAGAAACTAACACCAGTTTGTCCAGATGTGTTATTCCGCTGGATACCAATGTTTGAGCAATTGAGACTTCTATCTGCATACCTAAGATTTTCTTTTCTGTTATCAAGTTTATCTCGATTAATATGGTCTATTTCCATGTCTTTAGGCGGCATCATGATTAAACGATGCATGTAAAGCATCTCATGCGGTGAACCTACTGGACTATCTTGTTTTGCTCTAGTAGCCCAGTACCCGGTATCTGTCATATACCAGCTATACTGATTAATAAGCTTTAAATCCTCTTCGTCAACTTTATACACCACACGAGCCTCCATGACCCGTTATCGAACACACGTCGTGTTCTTGGTAGACAATTCCTTTGTGCTTGAGGGCTTCTTCGTAACTGACTTCAGTGATGGGTTGACCTCCTCGACTTCCATCTGGATAACACGTGAACCCTCGTAACCGTGGAGCGTATTTCGCAAGCGTTTCAGCGAAGCGTCCAATATCATTTTCTGTGTTTCCTTTACTTCCCCAGGAAGGCAGGTTGATGGTACTTGAAATTGACATGTCAACGTAATCTTGAATGTCTGCTTGGAATTTAATTCTTCGTTCATAGTCATGACTTAGTTTATATGCTGTGTCAATTGTCGCGGGGTCCGCTCCATATTCCTGAATCATTCTTTCTGCTGTTGCATCGACGACATACTCATACTTCCATTGAGTTCCATTAGTGAGGTAGCGGCGTTTGTAAGCCACCGCAAAAAGAGGCTCGATGCCGGTTGTAGTGCCTGCGAGAATGCCAATAGTACCAGTTGGGGCAATAGCTCGATATGCTACAGGGCGAGAGATGTAAAACCGATCGCAATGTTCGTCAGCAGCTTTCTTGCTCTCGTCACGGTAAGCGGCAAGCCACTGATGTAACTCTTGTGTTACTTCGTACTTGCTTCCTCTTTGCATGAGCCACTCTGCAACACCCATAAGTCCAAGCCCAAGTCTACGGTTCTTTTCCCGAACTTTATAGACTTTTTCGTAGGGAAGATCGGCCCTGAGGGTTCCACAAACCAAGAACTTTGAAGCAAGCTGTACAACGCTCCGAAATTCTTCCACATTTTTGATATTACCAAGATTGATACTGCCAAGATTGCATACGTCAGAATCATCCTCAGAAGTAACCTCTGTACAAGCATTGCGAAGCGTTTCATTCTGTTTACTTCCAAAGTTAAAGGAGAAGCCAGGCTCACCTGTTTCCATTGCTTGACGAACGTTCTGTAGGAACACGGGGTTTGTCGCAAGGCTTGTAGTAAACTCGCCTGTGCTCCATGAAGTAGCTCCCAATGCAGCATCATCATAATTGACAGAGATGTTAGTCATGTCTAGGGTCGCAGGGAAATTGAAGTCCTTCCCTTTTTGTTCTCGAACGACATTGGACCAGTTTTTAGCTCTAAGGAATTCCGGAATGTCCTCATGCTGCCAATTGAGGCTTGCATAAATTGCACTACGTCTTGAACCGCCTTGCATAACGTTTCGTCCGATTTCGTTGATCGCCGACATAAGAGGTAGAGGTCCGCTTGCAATTCCGCCTGTTCTCGACAAAGGCTTGCCAGAAGCTCTAATTCTGCTGTAGTCAATTCCAATTCCTCCACCAGTCATTAGACAACTCATTGCACGCCATGTTACGTTGCTCCATTCTTCCCTAGTGTCTTCCTCTGCTCTAAGTAGATAGCAATTGTTATAAGCTTTGTAAGGTCGGCCTGCGTAATAGAGATAGCTTCCACCGGGCAAAAATCGCATTTCCTTAATATGGTGAGCAAGCTCTTTTCGATCACTGTCTGACATAAGGATAGGTAGCGTGCCATTTCGGCTTCCACAAACATCTTCAACAAGCCTGTCGGCCAGGGCATCCCAGGTGTCATTTGGTCCTTGTGCATATTTCTGTCGGAAGATGTTCTCAGCGAACGTGGTTTTGAATCTGTTGACCTGCATTGGTTTCCTTATTTAATTCGTGTTTCAGGGTTTCAGCATGCCGGTCTAAGTCCCGCATAAACTCTTCTTTACTCTTGTACATATGGGCAAGTCCCCATTCTAAATGGGATTCGTCTGCTTTAGACAGCTTACCAGTGTCTAATACTTCTCTGGTTTTATCATAGAGATGACTGTATGACGCCTCTAAAGAGAGGCGCACATGGTCAATAAACTCTAGGGTTTGGCTGATTGTCTTCGTCATACTCTTTAATCTCTTGTTTAGCTTCTTTTTCTTCTTGCACTCGGATACGGAAACGAACACTCTTAGAGTGGTTTCTTGAAAGGGGAGTGTCATCCCCTTTCTTGCGTTCTGGTGAATCTTTTTTTGTCTTAGTCATTATAAAACAAAGGTTTTATCCAGTTAACTGAGAATAAATAAAAGAAAGATTGTCTTCAATGCGGTCAATGAAGGCGTCTACTAAATCTTCAGAAGTAACCTCTAACAACTCCATTAGAGTTACTTCATCAAGAGAGCGGAGTTGGTCTAATACATGGCTATTAACGGTCACTTCCTGATCCTAAAATTAAGCCACGTAATTGACGAGACTCTAGTTTATCAATGTTTGCTGCAGCAATTTCAGACAGCTTCCATCCATTGTCGTAAGCAATCTGAGATAGATACCAAAGAACATCACCAAGTTCCTTGTGCAGCGCAGTGACTGCTACATCAGCAGAATAATCACCCCGTAGGAGGCGTTTAAACACCCCTGCAACCTCACCAGCTTCTTCCAGCATACCCATGACCCTCTCCTCAGGCGGAGAGGTTTCTAGGCGGTATTTAAAAGCAGCATGCTGGTAGTCATCAAACGTTTCCATTGTTCTTCCCTTCTTCTACTTCAATGAATTTCTCAAGGAAGTGGATTGCCTTTTTAATGTCATTAATGCCTCCCTTGTCTCGCCACCGGGCGATGTACTTAAGAGCAGTGCCATCTAAATACCCAAGATTCCAAGCCACAATCACATCCCAGGGTTGTAGATCACCATGCTTTTTATAATGGTCACCTCCAATTTGAATGTCGTTGGCTTTAGGTTGCTTCATAGTTAGTTGGCGATAATCGTGTAAGTCGTGTTCGTTAATCATTTGTAGTGCTCATTAAGAAAGTTAAGGCTGACAAACATTTCATCGAAGGAACCATTGTTCACTTCATTCAAAACAATAATACCACGCCAGTGCTTATTGCCTTGAACGCCGAGATAGTCTTCCTCGTGTTCGTAACAGGAGCCTGCAATAATACTTGTAATGGTTTCTCCAGTGGCTTTAGAAGCATAAGCAACTTGTCGTCCTTGCTGATGACCAGCAATACAAGACATATTGGCTTTTCTTAACTGAGCCCCAGCAGTGGCCGCAGGACGGCCAGCAACACCTGTAACAAAGTAATGGCAGTAGGCAATGTTATCAATAATAACAGGCTGCAAAAAAGGATAAACTTCCCATCCCCGTTCTCGGTACTTTAAGTCTTCAATCCCAATGGTACCGTCGAGTTTAGGATCGTTGTTAGTTGCTCGTAGAATTCTCTCCTCGTGGTTACCAAATGTGAAGACCAGGCGGGGAGTGTAAAGAGCATGTTTAGTCTTTCGCATCTTTGTGTTATACTCTTGGATTGGTGCCAGCAATGCATCCATAGCTGCATGCGTAGCTTGAATGTCATCTCTATACCGTCGCCCTTCAAAAGACTTTTTACCAACGTCATAGCTAGACAGGCTAGGCATATCCGCAAAATCCCCGATACACACCACCACATCAGGCCTTTTGGATACAATGTAGTTTCCAATTGCGCGTAAGAAATCTGTACTATCTCCAGGTCTAATTTGACAATCAGGCAGAATGAGGTGGCGCATAATCGTATCTTTCTAAGTAATTAATTGCTTGAGCGAGTCTCAATTTATCCTCTTTAGCGTTTCCAATTAAAAAATTACAGTGACTACAAAGTAGTCCTCGCACTTGTCCTGTGCTGTGGTTATGGTCAATATGAGTGGTTCTTCCTGGAATTAATGGATCAAGACAAATATCACAAAGATTTTTTTGGTCTTTAAGTGTGTCTGTATACCACTGTTCTGTTACACCATATCGTTTTAATCTTCGGCGATGCTCAGAAGCCCTTCCGATTTCTTTAACTTTTTCTGGGTCTTTTGATCTACGACGACGTTGTGCTTCTAGTTGCTTAATATAATAACTAGGTGGCCGAGGTCTGTTCCAGCCTTCCGGACATTCTTCTTTTTTTGGGCCTGGTTTCATTGCATTGTTAATGGGAGTTCCATTTGAGGATCTTCTTTCTTAGTTGCCACAGCAAAGCTGTAAGCATCCCTGAGGCAGTAAGAAAGTTAATGGCAAACTGTAGTAGGCTTTGTGCCTCTTCTGGACTAACTAGTTGGGTAAGCTTGACACTTCCGTCATCATTAAATACTGGCACTTCAATTACTTTCATTTGTTCTCGTCCTTTGTTTTCTTTTTATGACAAGGTTTACATAGCGTTTGATAGTTTGACCTATCACAAAACATACGCTCAATGAAAGTATTCCAATCTACGAATCCCACCTTGGGGTCCACTACAGGAATAATGTGATCTACTTCCACGTCTTTATTAGTAAACTCTTTCTTGCATAGATTACACTCGTAAAATTGAGCTAGTCGGCCAGAGGCAGGATTAATTTTCTTTTCTGTCTTTGATTCTTCTAGCGTCTTGAACTTAGCGGGCCACTTACGTGACCCCCATCGCAGAGTATTTACAATGAATCCGTGCTTTCTTCCTTTTGTCCATTCATCCAAGCTGACCACCTTTCTGTTACGTCGTCATTCATTTTACGCCAAATCCATAGACACTTGGCATTGACAGCCATCTCTTCGTAACACGAATAGAGGTCAGATATAGCATGAAAGCGTTCTTCTTCGGAGGGATACTGTAGTAGCAGCTTGTGGGCCGCAACAGGACCGCATCCTCTAACTCCTTTGATATTGTCAGTACCGTTGTCACCAACAATAAGCTGATAATAAAAGTTAAACAGAGCTTCGTCATCAGTTACCTCATAATGTTCTGGGGCTCTAACGACTTTACCAAGGCGGGTGATACCCCAATGATAATGCAGCCCTGGAATCATGTTAATGTCTTTGTCGATGTGAGCAATAATGTGGATCCAGGGGTTCAGCATTGTCGCACACCAACCATATCGTCCGCTTCACAACCATCGGCTACATTGGCCTGCCAAGCAGTTTGTAAGTACTCTTTCAAAGGAACATACCACTTAGGGATATGTTGTTTCTTACGTTGTGCTTTGTATTCAGGGTAAATATTATACCTGAAATTAGTGTTGCCTGTCAACCATAATTCATACTCATCTGCTTGGGTGTCATCTAGGATGCGACGAACCATGTCATCACACCTACTCTGAGCTACCCAAAACTCCTGGTCATCCGAGGATGCTGCAGAAGCAAACGCTACTGAGTCACTATCAATAAGGGTTTTCATACCTTCATACTTTCTGTCCCATGTTCTGTGGTGTAGTGTACTTCTGCAATACCGACAGAACGAATGAGCGACATGCAAGCACTACAAGGGCGAGCAAGGCCAACAGCCCCGCCTCTAGTAAATCTGGTGACGTAAAGCTCTGCACCACTTAGGTCTTCCAACCTCCGTTCTTTAAGTAGCTGTAAAATTGCAGCAGCTTCGGCATGAAGAGTGTTAGTTTTTGTGACACTGCTTGATCTAAGCTGGTTAAACCCTGTTGCAAGTATTCGATGACCTTTGACAATTGTCGCTCCTAGTTTGTGCTGACCGTGTTCGCTTTTAGCTGCCTGCTTGAAGGCAATTCGGAAACTCACGTTTTAGTACTCACGCATAATCTCTATGTCTGTGTTTCTTAGTTAGGGTGACTCGTACATACTTGCCCCCATCGGGGGCGTATTTAGAAACACACCTAACTGTAACACCATGAACCCAGGCCCAAGCATGGGCCGCATCAATAATATTCTTAACTGCTTTGCCGTGTAGGCTGTCAGTCTCCACCCAATCACCTGTTTGGGTTAAATGGATGGAGAAAGCATATTTATCAGTTGGAAACTTCCCCGTTACTTCCGTAGGTCGTTTCCATTTTCGCTGCTGCTCAATACGGAACATCCTTAATTTCCGGATTAGCAGCTACCAAGTCTTCTGCTGTGTCGTCACTATATACAAAGTCCACAAATTCTTGGGCAAGAGCAACAATGTCCTCTGCCTTAAGGGGTGCCTTAGCACCGGGGGTTAACGCAGCAACCGCGTTGGAGATAGAACTCTGACGAACAATGTGTAGCTGACGTACTTGACGCTCCTCACGGGTTTCATACTGGCTTACAGGAGATTTCCCTCCGGTCACACTCTTACCACCTGTGGCAGCGGGAGCTGAGTCATCAGCGACTACAGGCTTGCATGAGGCCCATTGGTTGTAACCAGCATCATTCTTAGTGATTTCAACTTCAATTTCCTGTCCAGGGGACAGTTTCTGTACAATGGCAAACACATCAGGATTAGTAAAACTCATCATGGTTTGCTGCATGTTACGGCCATTGCTGGTGTAGGTTACAACAGCCTTTGAATAACGGGTCTTACCCTTAGCAACGTTCTCTACGTTTACTTCTTGAAAAATTACTCGCATTTGAAATCCTTTAAGTCAATTAAATCTTTTTTGTTTGGACCTACTTGTACCTCTGAGCTAAGTGGCAAAGAGAATTTGTATTTCCAATTAGTATAGCACATTTCTGGAACTTTTGCAATAGCCTCTTGCATCATTGCTGCAATTGCGGTCACATTTTTACTAGGGCAGTCCACTACAAGGCTGTCATGAATCGTTTGAATAAACAACCCTTCAAGTCCTGATGCTTTAAGTTGCTTGTAGAACTCAATCCTAGCAAGCATTACTAGGTCCGCCCCAAAGCCTTGGATTGGATAGTTCTTAATAGTAGTTAACGGCCATTTCCAGTCTCTTCCATTCCAACGTGCTTCATATGAATAGCACCGTCCAGAAGGAATTTCTAGATAGCCTTGCTTCTTAACAATCTCTAGCAGTGTTTCATGCCACTGCTTAATACCAATGTACTTTGTATAAAACTCGTCGATGACCTGCTGCCAATCCTTCTGTGAAAATCCTACGTTAATAAAGTCTGCATCGACAGAATAGCCATAGGCAGAGGCACCATACAAAAGCTTGAAAATAAAGCGCTTTGCTGTAACACGATCTGGTAGGCCGAACCTAGCTTGGTTGTCACTATGAAAATTAACTTTGTTACGAACTTCATTTCTTAGTACCTCATCTCCAGATAAGTCCCCCGCAACTACAACTTCAAGACCAGACACGTCACAGTTAATCAGCATATCTACTCACCAGTAATTCATCAATTTCTGCAGGGGTGTTCTGCATGTTTGGGTTGGAGGAAGAGAGTCTACCTGTGATGGCAACATTCTGATTGAACTGAGCATGTAACAGGTCGTCTTGCCAATTTAGCTCTGTACGTTTCTTATTAATGCTCTCAATCATTTCAGCCACCTTAAGCAATTTGCTACGCTCACGCAGGAGTTGAATGAGGTCTTTATCAGTACCTTTGCGCGTCTTTAGCTGTGCAAGCGTAGGATCATCTACAGCGTAGAATCGGGTTCTTACTCCTTCAACCCCCTTTGTCTTTTTAAGCTCTGTTCCCTCAAGCGGCTTAAAGCGGGAGGGAAAAGATACAACTTCCGTAAACCACCGATTTTTAACATACGACTGACCCTTGCTCGGACCACTTTTATAGACCGAAGGCTCAGGTACTGAATATAAGAACTCAAGAGTTCCTCCGTAAATTAGTGCAGAAAGACAGTCACCACTATCCCAATTAAACTTACCATGACTAATGACAGGTAGATAAGTAGAGAGAGTTGTGTTGATTGCTGTGATTTTCTCGGAAAGGGTGGTAAGCTTTTTGTTTGCTCCGTCTGAGTCCCATTTAATTCCATTATACTCTGCCTCTGCCAAGGTTCGCAGGTCTTCACCCATGGTGTAAACCAAAGCCTTCTGTTTCTCTGACATGACGGCTTGTTGCATATGGTACAGGGATTGGGTTTGAGCCACATCTCGAACGTTATACTCTTCGAGAATGGGTACAGGAATCTTTTCTGTAGAAACTCCAGCATCCCAATACTCTTTAACCTTATCTGATTTAGATTCCAGACCATAGGTGGCTAGGGCATCATTAAGGGAGCCATAGGCCCCTTTCTGATTGTTTAGAACAAACTCTGCAAGTTGGCAATCCCAAATCTTACAGGTTAGAGGAAGGCTAAGGCCAATGCGGCGAAACCAATGAATGTCAAATTTACAAGCAAAGTTAATGTAACAGGTTGCCTGTCCCATTTCTTCGCGCAGAACAGATACAAAATCAGGTTCAGTGTAATACCCAAACCGAGAGCAATTACCAATGAGGGCATAGCTTACCAAGAAGTTATTAGGATTAAAGGGATGACCCTTATTCAGGGTGGTGGTTTCTACGTCTGCGAATAAGAGCATTAAAGTTTAAGTACATCAAGGTATTGGGCAATGGAAGGTTCAATGAGTACCTCGAACTTTCCATGTCGTAAGTCAGGGATGGAGTCCTTATCTCCAAGCAACTTGTTCTTAGAGATGTTCAAGAACCGCGCCTTTTCCATGTCATGTACCTTACCAATGCCTAGAATCCAGTCTGCTTCAGCTTGGACAGCAGTTTTAGCATTGGCAACGTGCTCCATAGTAAGGTAACGGACATTTTCTGCTGTTCCGTCAGCTTGTGATACTCCAATGGCTGCATGACTGCCTTTAGCGAGTTCTCTAGCCCATTGGAAAATTTCTCCAAGCATAAGGTCTGGACGGTCAGCCTTAAATCCTTTAATTTTTGTGAGTTGGTCATATACCACTAGTGAGGGCTTTAGCTGTTTAATAATCTTTTCTACAAAAGACTTATGCAGGATAGCCCGGTCAATTAAATAAAACCTGTCGCCTACTTCTGCAATGAACCTATCACGGTACTTCTTTGTGTTCGACATTAGTTGTGCAGTCGTAACACCAAAGTAAGCCTGATAGATGCGCAGCATTACCTTTGCACCTTGCTCCTCGTTATTGAACCAGATAATAGGGCCTGAGCCTGTTTCAAGTCCGTGAGAAAGCATAGCAGTGATCTCGGAGGCAAGAAAGGTTGTCTTGCCTGTCTCTGGACGAGCAAAGATAAATCCAAAATCGCCCGGTCTAAGGCTTCCAAGCGATTTATTGAGGCAGTTGAGTCGCCATCGTAACCCGGAGTCAGCATAGGAATGTGTGAGTAGTTCTTCTAGATCGTGAGTAACGAACGAGTCTTGATGATCGTCCCTATTGGGACCATCGACCTCGTTAAACTCTTTGTCGTAGAACTCTTGTAGTGCTTCCAGGGGATCAAGCCCCTGTGCTACACGGAAAGCCTTCTCAGACAGCTTTAACGAGGCTCTACGCCGTTTAATCTGAGTAACAATATCCTTACCTACCTCGTCACTAACAGGCGTGTCCTGGAGCGTTTTAAACAACGCACCGTAGATGTGCTTGTCAGCATCAGGATAGGAAGTAAAAAAGGCGACCTGAAGATCGCCTAAAGAGATGTTACCTTCATGCTTCTCATGAAGAGAAGCCAATGTTACATAGAGATAGGAGATTTCTCTATGTGTTTCTTTAAGAAACTAAATGTCTATACTATCTTTATAAGATAAATAATTATCTTTATTAAGTAATATATTTAAGAATAATAATTCATAGTTCACGGGCTAGTACACTTTTAGCAAAGAAAGTCAATTCTTCTTTTGATGCATAACTTTTCATAGAATTTGCTAGCCTAGAAATTACTTCAATGTTACCTGGGATATACCCTTTCGTATTATCAATACGATCTAAAGAACCATTAAACTTTTTGAAACCATTTCTAATGTCAAACGTTAACGGCTCTTTAAAGTAAGGACAAAGTAAGGGAATGTTTATATCACTTTCGTTTATTGTGAATTCAATTCCCTTTATTTTTGCACGGCGTTGCGCCGTTAGATAGAGATATTTAACTGGGTTATTTTTAATATAGTTTGTGTTAATCTCTAAAACCTTATCTTTATTGTTTTGATAATACTTTTTTGAGTTCTGTTTTAATTTCTCTTTATTTTTAAGATAGTATTCTTTTGAGTAATTAGTAATAATATATATCCTTTATAAATAATTATTATACACTACTTTTGTACCATTGTCAACCCCCTTGGGGAAGAAGTTGGGAATCTCTTCACGAGGAACCAGTCCAAGCGGAGCACATTGCACAGCCTTACCTGTGCTCTCGTTGATGATGATACCACCGATAAGACATGCTTCGTGGAAAATGTCAAGCCCCTCTGTAACTCCTTTGTTCTTTCCGTAGTAGTAGCCACCCACTCCAGAGGCCACATAAGCCAGCAGCACAAGGGCTGCCACAACACCTGTCTTAGCATTAATCATTCTTAAACTCCGTTAAAGCAGTGAAGGACACAGGGAACAATGGCTCTAGAAGGCCTTTAATGCCCTCTACAAGCTCACGAGTTTCTTCTTGGGCATGCGGGTCTAGGCGAAGCTTACAAACGCGGCAGAAGGCCGCTAATGAGCCCGACCAAATCCACTCGGTCATGGTGTTCTGAGGAAGAATCATACGCGCTTGTTCAGGTGCTACGCCATTTGCAATAGAAGATTCATATAACCATAGGCAAGCTTCTGTTACTTTTTCTGCTGTAAACTCTTGAATACCATCACTACAATAAGGGGCATCAACAAATCCAGCACTTCCTTGTTTAGCATTTATTGGTTTTCCACGCCACTTGTCAGGCATCCAGAACTCAGGTTCTTCATCCACATACCGACGAGATACTTCATTCCAAGCCAATCCCACCTGATGCTTAACAAGCTGACGTGCTACAAAGATGGGAGCTTTAATCCTAAAAGACACAAAAGCATGAGCAAAGGGAGTCCAATGATTGTGTTTCGCAAGATAATTAATAAGCTTATTATCTTTGTCAGTGAGTTCATTAGATACCTTACCAAAAGATACACGAGCCGCATTAACAACACTTAGGTCAGAGCCCATGTGCTCTACTAGCTCTACAGACATAGGTACAATTTTCATATTACCAACTAAACCTTACTTTAATTCCGTCATGGTTTGGGTCAAGCTCTTTCATTAGTTTTCCATAAGCCTCCAGCATAGGTTTAGCCCAAGACCTTTCTGCTAACCAAAAAGAATCGTCATCAATCTGATCTTCAATTGGAAACATGGTTACAATAGTATCATTACTCATTTGGTTTGGAATGATAGTGTCTAATGCGACATGCCATAGGTCTTTATAGTCACCACCTACCACCTTATGGTAGTCCCTAAAGGCCTCTTCTTGAATACCCATTACCTCACAGATAGCTGCCTGTAGTGAATCCCAGTCATACACTTTTGTTTCAGTATAAGAAACTTTCATTCTAATTCCTTTTTAATTTCATCAATTGACAACGCCTTTGGGTCTTTGTCTGTCACCACCACACTAACAGGCCTATTTAAAATACCCTGTAGATGGATAGCTTCACGTTTCACATTACCCTCTTGATCTTTGTCCAACCACAACACAACAGGACGTTGCTCTCTAAGCAAATAATACATGACAGGGCCATGCACTTTGGTGCCAAACAATGGCACCGCTGTATACCCTGCGCTGGCTACTTTGTGTCCGGAGAGGAGGTCTTCAACCAAGACAATAGGCTTTGCCGGGTCAACCTCGGAGCATCCTTGGACAATTTCGGCGTGTCTGTGGCAGTCACCGTAGGAGAGCCACTTGACATGGGTCTTAGCTCGCTGAAGAGGAACTCCCCGTTGTTGTTGTAGTGGGAGATTTCCCACAGATTGTCTTTGACTCTCTTGTAGACTTCGCGTGTCGTCATTTTCTTTAGGGAGATAACGTCCAAGGCTGAATGCAAGGGGCGTTCCGCATCGTTGCAAGCGTCCGTCGATAAGTTGGGTGTCACCGACTCGGAAGATGAGCCGTTGTTGGGAAGGAGAATAGCCGACACTTTCTTTCCAGTATTGGATTCCGAGGCCCCATTGCAACAGCCATTGCCATGCGTGGTTTGGAACTTCTCGGGTGAAGTCAAAAGGTAACAAACTTTTTGGGACATACTCTTTAATTTCTTTAATGGTGTAGGTTTTTGGGAACCTATGATACCCACAGGAGAAACAATGTCCTGAGGTATCCGGCCATACTACAAGGTTATCACCCCTTGAATCTTTTCCATTAGCGACGCATTTGGGACAGGCTTCTGTTCTTGTTGACACGGCTTCTTCTCAAAAATAATGATCTTTTGACTAGGGGTTTTCCGTTCATAGTGGAAATGATTGAAAGCTACAGGCCCCTCATAAACGATATGGAAGATGCGCTTAATTGCTTTTTCCGCCTCTGCTTGTAGGCCAGGCCCACCAATGACGTTGTTATACACAGAAAATACAGCGACATAGGTATCTACATCATTGAACTTCTTATCGTCAAGCGGAATACCATGCGCTAAGGTGGAGTAGGTACGAAAAGCCATGTTACATTTTCTTGTAAAAGAGGTTGCTGCAAATGGTCAACGGACCGTTCTTGGTATTAATGTGCTTAATGTGTTGCTCGGTTGTTTCTTTTTCCTCAAACCGATGATCCGGATATACCACAATACCACAAGTGTTCTTAGGAACCTCTGTCTCAAGGGTGCGCAGCTTACAACCACAGCTACGTCCAATCCAGTATTGTTCAGCACTGTTAAATCCCTTAGGAGGAGCATGCTCCGGAGTTTGTGTAATGTCGTTAGTTAACCCAAAATACCACTCAGTACTCATCGTCAAAGTCCTCTGTAACAACATCATCAAAATCATCAGGGGGTTGATGATCCAACTCTTGTCCACTCTTAAGCAGAGGGATATTCAAGTCAGCCAAGCATTTCTTACAGGTGTCAAGGAAGTCACCAGACACAGCAGAGCGAAGGGTGCTTTCATAGTCTGAAAGATTACGGTTGCAACAATAGCAGCGAATTTTAAATCTCCTTCACAAAGATACCAACAGTGTGTCCAGTTTTAATTGAATTAAATGAGTGTACCTGGTTCCACCCAGCTTTCTCAAGGATTTTAAGTTGTTCTTCATTTACGATACAGAGAATTTCTCCGGGTGTCTGAGTAATAAACGCTGACAATTCAGAGCATAGAAAAGTAGTCTTGCCTGTTTCTGGACGGGCGAAGATAAACCCGAAATCTCCTCGTCGAAGACTTCCAATGCTTTGATTAAGGCAGTTAAGGCGCCATCGAAGTCCTGGCGTTTTGTAGGTAGCATTTAAAAGACTTTCTAAATCGTCTGTTATAGGTTGTAGGTATTTTCTACAAGATCATCCCATTCTTGCACCTCAATTATTGTAACTTGTTTCATAGACTGTCTTCCCATCCGGTATCTGTTTTATCAATGTCTGCAATACTGGCCCAATATCGAATGCTATAACCTTCTGGATTAGTGCTGTTATTTGCAGCCCATTC